ATGTTAAACCAATATAAGACGGAGCTTCCAGATCTATGGGAAAGTACTAGCTATATAGCTGAATGGCTAGGGGGATACCTTTGGGTCACTGATAAGGTAGCAGGAGAGGAGAGGTTAACAAAGATGACTAACACTAACGGTAATAACATAACCAAAGGTGAGTTTAGCAGGGGAGTAGATAGCCACGGGTTCGACAAGGCTTGTCAGGTATTCTTTAAATTAGGAGTGAAGCAATGACACTGGGACAATTAACAGTAGCCTTAGCACAAGGTAAAGATGTTAGATGGGCTAGTCATGGCTACAAGGTATGGTGGGACAACGATAAGATATGTGCTATCTTTACAGACAATGGTTTTAATTGTGCACTGTCGGCTGATGAGGTGGAGCAGTGCTACATCAAAGGGGAGGCGTAGTAACATGACCTTAGGACAAATAGAAAACACTATGGCAATGATATGCAATGGACGCAAGGTATTGTGGCAAGGATGGGTGTTGTCGTTTGATTGGGCAGAGGGGTACCTAGCGACTAAGGACAACCTATCTGTGGCTTGCTTTGACAGCTTGCCCGACCTGCTACTTAGTATGAAGCAGCTAGAGGGGGGAGGGGTGGATGCTTAGACACGTTGACTTATGCTCAGGTATTGGTGGCTTTGCCCTGGGTTTTGAAAGTATAGGTTTAAGTAGGCCAGTCTTATTTTGTGACATAGATAATTGGTGTCGCTTAGTCTTAAAGAAACATTGGCCTGATGTGCCGCAATCATCTGACGTAAAGGAGTTAGCTAATGATCCAAAGAGACTTGTTCCAGACTGTGACATCCTTACAGCAGGATACCCATGTCAACCCTTCAGCCTCGCAGGTAAGCGCCAAGGAGATGAAGATCCTCGCCACATCTGGCCGTTCATCCTTAGAGTTGTTACATCCAAACGACCAGCTTGGTGTGTTTTCGAAAATGTTTATGGTCACATCTCACTGGGCCTCGACCAAGTGTTGCTTGACTTGGAGGCAGAAGGCTACGCCACAAGGACGTTTGTTGTTCCAGCTTGTAGTGTCGATGCACCCCATAAAAGAGATAGAGTTTGGATCATCGCCAAATATGTGGGCCACACCAGCAGCAGCGGACAGTCGAGGGACAACAGGCGGAGGGCAGGGCAAGAGTTTGAGGACAGATGTCAGGATGTTCCCGACACCAACAGCGAGGGACTACAAGGACAATGGGAGAAGTCCAGCGGAGTTAGCCAGGAACAGCGTGACCTTAGCTACTCGTGCGGGTGGGAGCCTGAACCCTCAGTGGGTCGAGTGGCTAATGGGATACCCCGAAGGGTGGACAGAATTAAAGGACTAGGTAACGCCATTGTGCCACAGATTGCACAGCGTATAGGCTGGACTATAAAACAAATGGAGGCTAACACATGAACGAACAAGACTTAGTAGATAGAATTAGAAGGACAGTAGATGAGAACTGTATCGCTTGGGCACATGAGGATTGGGAAGGTAGTGACAAGTCAGTATCTTTTAGGAAAAGATTTGATGAGATATATAATAGGTTTAAAGATAAGCTTATAAAGGAACTACCATGATCTTAACGACAGCAGCAGCTACTTGCCTAGCTCTTAACATATACTGGGAGGCACGTAACCAAGACTATGACGGTCAACTGTTGGTCGCTGAGGTTACAATGAACCGTGTCTATAGTGACAAGTTCCCTAATGAAATATGTGACGTAGTGTATAGCAAGAAGGCTTTCTCTTGGACACATGATGGCCTTCCAGATAAGCCTAAGAATGTAGAGGCTTACCTTAGAGCACAGATAATTGCCAATGATATGCTACTCAATGGGTGTGGTATATGCTCAACAGCTACTCACTACCACACACTTGACAGTAGGCCCTACTGGGCAGATAAATTAAAAGAGGTTGGTCAATGGGGCAACCATACATTTTACATAGAGCAGGAGAATTAATAAGATGATTATAGCTTGGTGGTCAGCAGGTGTGACAAGTGCAGTAGCTACTAAGTTAGCTATTGAGGAACACGGTAAAGAAAATGTTAGACCTATCTATTTTCAGATAGACAGCTCACACCCTGATAACATTAGATTTAAAGCACAGTGTGAGGAGTGGTACGGTAAGGAGATTGAGGTACATCAGGCACCTAAGTATAAGGATCAGTTCGAAGTTATCCTTGGTGACAAGTATGTCAATGGACCAGGTGGGGCTAGGTGTACGCTTGTCTTAAAGAAAAGAGTAAGACAAAAGATTGAGAAGGATAGCTATTACAATGGCCAAGTCTTTGGCTTTGAGTATAGTAAGAAAGAAATTAACAGGGCTATTAGATTTAAAGAACAATACCCCAGTGCCTTGCCAATGTTCCCTTTGATTGAACAGAAGATGACTAAGCAGGAGTGCCTTTACTTCTTAGAGAAGCAAGGTATCATGAGGCCAACCATGTATACGCTAGGCTATGGTAACAACAACTGTATTGGTTGTGTTAAAGGTGGCAAAGGATACTGGAATAAGATTAGACAAGACTTCCCCGACCACTTTGACAAGATGGCTAAGGCTGAACGTGTCGTTGGTAACTCATGTATCAGGGGTGTGTTCTTGGATGAGCTAGGAGTAGACGAAGGCAGACAACAGAAGATGATTATGCCTGACTGTGGTAACTTCTGTGACATAGAGTTCACTGAGCTTGACCACCCTAAGTTAGAAGAAGTATACCGTGAACCTAAACAACTTAGACTTTTATAAGGAGAGATAGATATGGCTAAGTATGAAGAACCTATGGGCTACATATTAGAGGGCGATGCCCTTCAGGCTTCCATAGAGAGGGCTAGGACGGGTGTTGCTAATCTAAGCAGGGTAACCCTAGCTAGTAGTCACAGGGGCCACCTGAGGGCTGCTATAGAGGAAGCTGACTGGCTTGGAGATGTAGACAGGGCTGAGCAGTTACAAGATGAGCTAACACACTTAGAGGATCAGATAGCAAAGGGGTACCTCTATGAGCCAGAGTTCTGAAGTAGTAGGAGTTATCCTAACCATTGTATTAATATCCAGGTTTGATCTACTGATTGCAATAATCTATAAGCTCTTTAACTTTAGGGGTTGACAGAATAAATAATACCTGTATCCTCAGGCTTGTCCTGCCACCCTCCATATATACATTAACTAAAAGAAAGGATGTTAAGATGGCTGAACTACCACATCAACCGTGTCCCTATGAAGGATGCTACTCAACAGATGCCTTCTCTTACAATACAGAGGGCTACGGTAAGTGTCACTCATGTAGCAGGAAGTATCCATCAAAGGATAAGCTACTCCCTTGGGCTAATGAGAAGTATCCTACTGCTTACTCAATGAATGAGGAGAAGTTAGTCGTTAACTCTACCACCTCTACTATGACTAAGCTATCTGTCGTTGAGAACTTACTAACACCAGTCATTAGAGGATACCGTGACATCAACAAGGATGTGATGGCTTACTATAACGTCACTACATATGTCGATGCTAATGGTGAGCCAGTAAAGCAAGACTACATCTACCCTGCTGGTGGTAAGAAGGTAAGGACACTACCTAAATCTTTCCGTGCTGAGGGTGGCTTCAAAGGGGATGAACTCTTTGGTATGGATAAGTTTAATGCTGGTTGTGCTAAGGCAGTGACCATCACTGAGGGTGAGCTTGATGCACTATCAGCCTACCAGATGTTAGGTTCAAAGTATCCAGTCGTATCACTGCCATCAGCTACCCCATCGGGTAAGCTATTCGAGAAGTGTAAGGACTGGCTTGGTAGCTTCGAGAAGATCTACCTCTCCTTCGACAGTGATGGTAAGTCAGATGGTGTCGCTCATAAGTTAGCTAACATCTTTCCTAACCGTGTGTATAACGTACCTCATGATAAGTATAAGGATGCCAATGAGTTCCTTCAGGCAGGTGCTACTAAGGAATACTCTAGTGCATGGTGGAATGCACAGAAGTATATACCTGAGAACATATTCAATACGACTGAACAGTTCTTGTCTATCATACATGATGAAGATGATAGCAGCTACCTATCTACAGGTATCCAAGCATTAGATGATGTAATCCTGGGCCTAATGAGGGGACACTTCACAGTATTCCAAGCACCTGAGGGCATAGGTAAGACTGAGTTTATGAGGTTCCTAGAGTTTAACCTACTCATGCACCACGACAACATACCTATTGCTATCTGTCACATGGAAGAAGTTAAGAAGAGAAGTCTATTAGGCTTAGCCTCCTACCAACTTGATAAGAACGTAACTCGTAGGGACTTGATTACTAATCAGACTGAGGTAGATGATGCTATCAAGTTAATGACTGAGAAGGAGAACCTCTACCAGTTTACCATTGGGGTTGATGATGACCCTAACTCTATCCTTGAACAGATCAGGTTCCTATCTCAGGCGTGTGGTGTACACTACATATTCTTTGAACCTATCCAAGACTTAGCCTACTCACGACAGGGTGATGAGAGTGCAGAACAATTCTTGTCGCAGCTATCTACTAAACTTGCTAGACTATCGGCTGAACTTAATGTAGGTATCGTTACTATCGCACATGAGAATGATGATGGGGCTATCCGTGACTCTCGTATGATTGGCAAGAGAGCCTCCGTTGTTATCAAGCTAAAGAGGGACAAGATGGCAGACGATGCTGATGCCCGTAACACCACGGAATTGTTAGTAATAAAGAACAGACCGACAGGTTCAACGGGATACGCTGGTCAGCTATTCTTTAACTCCGATACGTTTACACTGAGTGAGAAGGGTGGTAACTACTAATGATGATTGAAATTAATTATATGGCTACAGCAGCAGGAAGCTTCTACTTCTTAGGTCTCTTCCTGTACTACTGGCACTGCATCACAGTCTTAATGCTAACAAACAACGATGAGTATGATGGCTTTAAAGTCTTGTTAGTGTCAATCATATGGCCCTATAATGTACTTGAGATTATATGGAATGCTATACTTAATAGGGGTGATGATGCGTAGGGTAGCGATGGACATTGAGACGGAGAACCTTACCCCTGATAGGATATGGGTGATCTGCACTGAGGACATAGACACTGGGGAAAAGAATACCTTTACCCATGTAGCTCATGTACAAGAAGAGAAGGAGAGATTCATTGAATACTGCAGGACAGTTGACACCTTTGTTTTCCACAATGGTATTGGTTTTGATGTACCCGTTATTAACAGGTTGGTCGCAGAGGATTGCATTAGCCTTAGCTCTGTTGTTGATACCCTTATTGTTAGCCGCCTTATAGACTACGGTATCAAGGATGGGCATAGCCTTAAGGAGTGGGGAGTAAGACTTAACTGTTGGAAGGGAGACTTCAAAGACTTTGCGAACTACTCGCAAGAGATGGTTGACTACTGCATCCAGGATGTGAAGGTAACAGTAAAACTTTTCAGAAAATTTGAGAGTGTTATCAATGACCCTGAATGGCAGATGGCACTAAGATGTGAGCATGACATACAGATCTTATGTGAGGAGATGACAGGCAATGGCTTTAAGTTTAACCTAGACGAGGCTACTGATATGTTAGCTGAGGTTAAGCTGTCCATGTCTGACCTAGAGAATGGATTCCAACATGACTTCCCACCTAAGCTAGAGGAAGTTAACAGGATTAAGTATAGGACTAAGGCAGATGGAGAACTGTACTCTAACGTAGCTGCTGCTAAGCATAAGTATGTGACTAGCTACGTAGTAGATGATGAGTTAGTCTGTTACGACTGGAAGAGATTCGAACCATCGTCACCTCAGCAGAGGATCGACAGGCTATGGGAAGCAGGATGGACACCAGTGGATAAGACTAAGGGACATATGGAGTGGGAACGTGAAAGACAGCAAGCAAATAGATCCTCGTGGAGAAAAGTTTCTTAGGTATGGCTGGCAGTGTAACGAGATGAACCTGTCTACCTTACCTGAGGATGCACCTGAAGGTGGTCGTAACCTAGCTGAGTGGTTAACCCTAGAGGGTAGACGTTCAAGCCTAGAGGAGTGGATCAAACACGTTAAGGATGACGGTCGTATTCATGGTAGGTTCACACACATCGGTGCATGGACTGGACGTATGGCTCACTCAGCACCCAACCAGGCTAACATACCTGCTGCCTTCCACGGTACACCTAAGACTGCTGTTGAGATAGTTAAGGATGAGTATGATGGACGTATGAGATGCCTATGGACAGTAGAGGATGGCAACTACTTAGTAGGTACAGATGCTGAGGGTATACAACTACGTATCCTTGCTCACCTAATGAAGTCAGATGAATACATTCACGCCATTGTAAGTGGGAGGAAAGAGGATGAAACTGATATTCATAATGTTAACCGTAAAGCTTTGGGCATCTCTCATGTTACTAGAGATATGGCTAAGACTTTTATCTACGCCTTCCTACTGGGTGCAGGTGTGGCTAAGGTAGCTACGATCTTAAAGGTTAATCAACGTGAAGCTGGTGAAGCTATTGATAACTTTATGAACTCCATCCAAGGGCTATCTGACTTGAAGAAGAAGGTTATACCTCACGTTGCTAAGCGTGGATGGTTCAGAGGATTAGATGGACGTAAGGTTCCCGTACCATCTGAGCATAAGGCATTGGCTGGGATGCTACAGAATGGTGAGGCTGTCGTTATGAAACACTCAGCTATCACTTGGACTACTGCTGCTCGTAAGTTAGGCATCAAGTATAAGTTAGTTACTTGGCCTCACGATGAATGGCAGACTGAAGTAGAGGGTAGTATGAATGATGCTGAACTATTAGGTAACATTCAACGACAATCTATTGTTGACACTGGAAAGAAACTAAGTATACTGTGTCCACTTGCTGGGTCAACCGACATCGGCAGAACTTGGGGTGATACCCACTAACACAAAAGGAATACAAAGATGGCTTACACTGAAGTTAAAACTACTGGCCCTATTGAATGGGCACGTCTCTTCGAAGGCAATCGTGACATGGAGGGCTACCAAGGTGCCTATGCTGCGTGTGATGGTGCTTACACTGTGTCTCAGATCTTGAGCAAGGAAGAGTTCACTAAGCTGCAAACAGCAGGGACTACTAAGAAGCCAGTACAGAAACGTCTGATGGACGGTGAGTTGGTCATCAAGTTTGAACGTAAGCATACTGTCACTAAGAAAGATGGTACAGTAGTATCTCAGGCTGGTGGTGCACCAGTAGTAACTGATGCTGAAGGTAATGCTTGGACTGATGAGCATGGCTTGATTGGCAATGGCTCAGTAGCTGAGGTCAGTAACCTTATCTCTACCTTCAAGGGTCAGGATGGTAAGATGTATGCTCGTACTTCTCTCGTCTCAGTAAAGATTATTGAGCACGTTAAGTATGAAAAAGATGCTGAAGTAGCAGCTTAACAAGGAGCAAGGGCATGATTGAAGTAACGTATGAACATCACGGTGGTACAGATTTAGCAACAGTTAACTCTGCTCGTGTTAGTTTTAACAAGAGGAGTGATGAGCTTTCAGATAAAGATATTAATTTAGTTAGATATTTGTCTGAACATAAGCACACCTCACCTTTTAATCATGCCTATGCTACCTTCACAGTTAAGGCACCCATTGTAGTGGCTAGACATTTAGTTAAGCACGAGTACCTACCTTGGAATGAAGTGTCACGGCGTTACGTTGATGATGAGCCTGAGATCTATGTGCCTGATGTATTCAGGGGTAGGGCTAAGGATAAGAAGCAAGGTAGTGAGGGTGTTGTATACCCCAGTAAAGATTTAATAGAGTTTGCAAACTACACTTCTCTTAGGACATACCGTGAAATGTTAGAGGCTGGTGTCTGCCCAGAGCAAGCACGTGGCTACCTACCGCAGTTCACTATGACTGAATGGTGGTGGTCAGGTACCATAGGGGCATGGGCTAAGATGTGTAATGAAAGATGCAAGCCTGATACTCAACTTGAGACACGTATCGTAGCTGATAAGATCAGTGATAAGATGTGGGAGTTATTCCCTGTATCATGGCAAGCATTGAGAGGGCTATGATACGACTACTAACATTATAGTATTATTAATCAACCTCAAATAAGCTTTACTAATACTATGATATTATTTATGTGGAGATTAATGATGACCAAACGAATACCAATGAAGGGTGGTGACGAGTATGATGGGCTTACCAAAGCTCGTAAGTTTTTACTATGGAAGAGTGGTCAGTTAAAGAAGATTAAACGTGCATATAACAAAAGGTTTCGCAAACATAACAAGGAGGTGAAAGATGAAGAACCTTATTAAAGTAGAAACTATAACAGACCATGAGGATGGTTCAGCTACACTCACCCTTGACATGGATGCTGAAACATACCAAAAGATATTTGAGTATGGTTTCGTACAGCTTGTCATGAAGGGTATTGAATCAGAGGAGATGAGGGATGACTAAGTATGTAGTTATGTTTCAAGTTGAACTTGGGGAGTTCATGTATGCCAGTGCTGAGAACCCCTTCACCTACGACAGTGCGCCACTTATCTTTGATGACAAGGCTAAGGCTGAGCAACACGCAAAGACATGGAACACTGGTGTAGTTGTAGAGTACAAGGGTAAGTGATGAAGGAGAGTAAGATGAAGACTATTGATACGCTAGTAGAAGACATCGAAGAAGTAGTTAAAGGTAATGGTGGATGGGATCATATGATTACCCACTACCTATCAGAGACTATCGCTGACCTAGCTAAGTCACGTTTCATAAAGCCTCAGGAGCCACGAGGATACCTCTCACTGTCCTCTATTGGCACACCCTGCAAGCGTAAGCTATGGTACAAGGTGAACGAGCCTATGACTGCTGAACCCCTACCAGCTAGCGCTCTCCTGAAGTTCTTCTTCGGTGACATCATCGAGGCATTGGTCTTGTCGTTAGCTATGGCAGCAGGACACCGTGTCACAGGTATGCAGTCCAGGTTAGATGTTAACGGTATCAAGGGTAGTCGAGATGCAGTCATTGATGGTGTTACCATTGACGTTAAGTCAGCCTCTACCTTTTCCTTTAAGAAGTTTAAGGATGGTAAGCTACGTGAGGATGATCCCTTTGGATACATCAGTCAGCTTAGCTCCTACGTCTACGGTGGTAAGGATGATAACCTAGTAGAGCATAAGACTAAGGGTGCCTTCCTTGTGATAGACAAGACCTTAGGTAACATATGCCTAGATGTCTACGACTTCACACATGAGCTGACTACTAAAGATCAAGAGATGCAAGCAGCTAAAGACTTAGTAGCTGGGCCTATCCCTGCTGAGCGTATCCCTCCAGTACCTCAGTCAAAGACTAGCCCTAACACTAAGCTTGCTATGCCTTGCTCCTACTGTGAGTTCAAGAAGTCTTGCTACCCTGAGGCACGTACCTTCATCTATGAGTTTGGCCCCCTGTTCTTGGTTAATGTAGTAACTGAGCCAAGGGTAGCGGAACATCTGAATGGCTAAGAAGAAGGTAGCGCTAACAATAAGACAACGAGCAATCAAGGCAGGGTACCGTTCAGGATTAGAGGAGACTATCTCCCTACAACTTACCTCCCTGAAGGTACCTGTCTTGTACGAGACACAGAAGATTAAGTACGAAGTCAATGAGATTAGATCGTACACTCCTGACTTCATCCTACCCAATGGGATAATCATTGAGAGTAAGGGTAGGTTTGTAGCAGCGGATAGGAAGAAACACCTGCTCATAAAGAAACAACATAAAGAGCTTGACATTAGGTTTGTTTTCAGTAACTCTAGGGCTAAGATAGTTAAAGGTTCTAAGACTACTTACGGGGATTGGTGTGACAAGCATGGCTTCCTCTACGCTGACAAACTTATACCTGAAGAATGGATCAAAGAGAAATGATGAAAGCACATCGAGTTATTAATGGCCCACTGGAAGATGAGGATGGACTCATCATATGTGTCTGCCTAGTTGAGGATGATGGTGAGCTATACGACGAAGAGATTTACTTTGAGAGTATGGCAGAAGCTATTCTTTTTGCTAATCATTTCAAGAAATCTATTGAACCTATTGAGCTTAACTATGGACGTGGAGAAGACCATTGACAAACCGTACCGCAATAGTGTATACTTGCGCTCACGCTGATCCTGGGGTAAGCAATGTTCGCTTCTCATGGCTAGGCAATCTCATTGAAGATATTAAACCTGACTACGTGATAGACCTAGGTGACGGGGCAGATATGCGAAGCCTTAACACCTATGACACACGTTACCCAGCAGCTATTGTAGCTCAGTCGTATCAGGCTGACATTGATTGTTACAACGATTCCCAGTCACGTATCTGGGATAGGTTTAAGTTAAAGAAGAAGAAGCGTCCTTACCGTATTGGCTTCGAAGGCAACCATGAGAACAGGTTACGTAGAGCTATCGCTCAAGACCCACGACTACAAGGCTCTCGCTATGGTATCTCCTTCGCTCACCTTCAGACTGACCACTGGTTCGATGAGTACCATGAGTACAAGAACTCTGCTCCAGCTCTAGCTGAGTACGATGGTGTTCTATACGGACACTACGTAGCAAGTGGTAACTTCGGCAGTGCCCTATCGACTAAGCACCACGGCTACTCACTTGTTGAGAAGCTAGCTTGCAGTGTTACTGTTGGACACAGCCATAAGTTTCACCACTACATCAAGGCTGACGCTAGACCTACACCTATGCACGGCTTAGTAGCTGGTTGCTTTAAAGGTAAAGAAGAATCATGGGCTGGACAGGCTAACTCTGAATGGACTAAAGGTGTAGCTATTAAACGGTACATTGAGAATGGATCTTACGATCTACAATGGATAAGTCTCGCTGCTTTGGAGAAGGAGTACGGTAATAATGTTTGACTTGGAGAGTAAGCTTTTAGCATTGGTTGAGAACTATGGACTGATGCTTCTCCTCGAACAGAATGATATAGCTGAAGAGTTCGTCATTAAGATGTTAGTACTTGAAGGACTGATTGACACTGGCGACTACTTTAATTTAGATGCTGAATTAGAAGAATGGAAAAGGGTAGAAGAATGATTACATTAGAAGACATTGAAAGCTTCCAAGACAAGGAACCTTTGTCACTAGATGAGTATCAAGAGAAAGTAATGACTACTGCCATCTACAAGGATAAGATCTTGTACACTGCACTAGGTCTATGTGGTGAGGCAGGTGAAGTAGCTGAGAAGATTAAGAAGTGGCTACGTGATGGTGAACTAGACGACATTGAGTTAGCTAAAGAACTTGGTGATGTCATGTGGTA